GCCTCTTATCTTTTATGTCTTCGCCTTTGCTTACTAATTCTTCTAGGTCTGCCATCAGTTATCAAATCCATCTAGTTGTAATTGCTTAAGGTATTCTATCTCTTGCTTAAGTTTTTGTACTTCTAGTCTTCTGCGTTGTAGTTCTAGTTGGTACAGTGTGTTGCAGTTTATTCTTTCAGCAGGACCATCTAAAGGAATTATTATTCTGGCATACAAGCCTATGTCTTTAGTCTGTGGTCTGTCTCCTTCTTTGCCTATAATTGGTGTGACTGCGTTGTTTATTATTCCAGTCATACCTAACTCAAAGTTAGTAGTTCCGCCTATACTATTCTTACAGTCTAAATCACCAGCTCTTATGCTGTCTGTGCCACTGCTGTATCCAGCACTTGGCAAGGAAAAGGTCATCGAGTTACTGTCTGCTATGGTTTGTGTGCAAAGCAGTAGTACCAAGTACCTTAACCATTTCACTTAAACCTCGAACATATCTTTGTTGCCACCATTGTTTTAGTCTCCCCGTTCCCTCTAAGTTTAGACAACGAGCATATGTATTCTGCTTTGTCTTTGTTACTTGAATTAATGTAAACATCAAACTTTACAGACTTCAAGTAATCTACCTTCATAATTTTGTAGTCCGTAACAAAAGGTATTGGCTTCCACTCTTCTGTAAATACTCCTACCTCATAAAACTCTACATCTTCCCTCTTGTTGAACAGTCTCATTGTAGTCTTGTGCACACCACTTATGTATGAAGTTTGCCACTTCGGGTAAGTAGGTGTCATTTCGTGAGCTGCTACAGATGTACATAGCAGTGCCCACAGTATTACTGAGCGACACATTCAGCAACTACAATTGCTGTATACGCACCACCAGGAAATGCTTTCTGTTGTCCACCACCATATGTAGCTTCGGACTGAACATCTACCCACAAAGTCCCAGCGTGTGCCATAGCGTATTGTCTTAAAGCACCAGTTGTTGTACTAGCTGTCTGGTATCCATCAAAGTCACTGCCAGATGATTGTGCTACTGCTACTGCACCTGTCCAAGCAACAGTGTCGCTTAGGCTAGGGCTAGAGCTAAAAGAAGTAGGGTAGCTGACTTGTGCGTAATAAGCATTAGCAAGTGATACGTCAAACCTTACGATAGGTTTTTGACCACCACTAGCTGGTGTTGTTGTAAGAGTGTATGCATTAGGGTTTCCATATACTCCAGGTGTGTCTGTGTTTACTGTACATCTAGACTCTACTGAGCCATTAATTTCTGCATTGGCTTCTACCTTACTAGCAAATAAAGAGCAACCAGTAAGTGCAAGGACTAGCGATGTTAATAATAATTTATTCATTTGTATTGTTCCTCTATCATTTTGTTATGTAGGTTATCTTGTGCCAAACTTTTTAGTGCTCTTCTGTTGTCTACTATCTCTCCTCCTTGCAGTGAAATAGATTCACGATACACCCCACCTGGAACATCTGCTAAGTAATAAGAACTTACATTAGTAGCGTTGTTTATGGTCTGTAATAGAACTGACTGAGATACTGTGTTAGCTATTGTCAAAGCATTTTCAGATGCAGCCAGAGCCATTTCTAGTCTGCTTTCATCTTCTTCGTCTTCATCTTCTTCTTTTCTTTCTTCTTCTTCCTTCTCATACAAGTCACTGTCAGTTTCTTCAGTAGCGTCTATAACTGCGTCATCATCCAGTGCATCATATATCTCAATCTCAGGTATAACTGGCATAGGCTCAACATATCCAGGACAACTCTCATCATTTTGTGGGTCAAAGCACTTATCAAATCTGTACATATAAACCACACTTGCATCCTCTAGCGTTCCTGATCCTATTGTTTCAATAGAACCTGTGCCAAACTTACTGACTGGTGTGTACGGTAGAGGCACAAGCCTTTGTATCTTCATACCTGTACCATCTGTCCAGTCTTGCGTATCTTGAAAGATATACCCACCATCTACATCTTCATTTTGTACTGTAACTAGGTACTCCTCTCCAGCCTCCTTAGTTACTTTGTACTTGTATATTACTCCACTTATGTCCAGCCCATCTTCTACGCTAACTCCTAGCGTTCCAGATGTCATACTCCATACCAGACTATCTACTGCTGCATTACCAGTGTACCCAAAGGTATAACTAGAAGAGTATGAAAGCTGCGGCAACAGTGCCCATAATACTAAGAGCTTTATCGCGTTTTTCTTGAGCAGTGATTTCATCTTCCTCCGGTGGCTTTGGTATTGACTCAGTGTGTACAGCCCAAGCATCTTTTGCTTGCTGTCCTATTAAACCATCTATCGGGCACGGTGTCCCGGCTTGCATCATCCCGTCCCATATGTCTGGGTCTTGACATAAAACTGAAACTGCTGCTACCTTCATACCAAAGTTATACAGCTTCTGTGCTTTCTTAAGTCTTAAACAGTTTTCTTCTGTGTATGTTGTACCTACTGAAAGTCCAAGTATCTGTGTTTGTACTGAACCACTAGAACTAATCGTACATAAATCTGAGCTATTGCCACTACCAAACTGGGGAGATATAGCACTAGGTGGTGGGCTTTCTACCTTAGTAGTTTGATTGCCATTTGTTGTAACTGTGCTAGTAGACTCTGTAATAATAGGGTCGTTATCTGCCATTACTGGCAATACAAACACTATCCAAAATGCAGCAACTATGCCAAAGGCTATTAAATTGTTCCTATATCTATCGCTCATTTTTCTTTCCAATATTGTATAACAAGAATCCATCTGTTTGTTTTACTTCTATTGTTAAAAGGTCTACCTGTGTGTGCAAAAACAGAACCATTAAAATTTATATTTCTTCCTGGTAAAGGCTGAACAGCCAATCCTGTTGTGTTCTCTCCATATACAATAAACTCACCACCCCAGTCAACATCATACTCTGGATGTATAAAGGTCATAGAAGTTTTGTCACCATTATCCTTATGCATTATGGGTTCAGTAGAAGAACTATAACACTGCACATAAGCCTTTATAATTTTACCTACATTTAATGAATCAATGATTTTTTTTATTGCAGGTATTTCTAATTCAGAGTCTTCTAAAAAATGTGCCATCTGAGCTTTGTGTACACTTTGCTTAACACTGTGACTTCTGTGTCTTAATGTAAAAGGCTGGCTTAAAAAATGAGCATACAGTTGTTTAACTTCTGACTCACTTAAAAAGTTATCTTTTATTTCTATGTCTTTATCAGTTACCATTTACCTATTGGACAATACTGAGATTTAACAGCAATCTTTAATGAAATAAAACAACCACACTTACTGCATTTTAATCCTAGCTTTGAAACTGCAAGGCTTGGACACTCTTTACATATGTCAAACCTATCTTTGATAGACTTGATTTTCCCCTCCCCTAACATCTTACAACAAAGAATTGTCTATAATAGCCTTTATTCTAGCTTCTTCCTCTGCTACTTTTAATGCAACTGCTGCTTGATGTTGTGAATCGTAAGTGTTTTTCCACAAATTTAACAAGGTTTCTTGCGTGGGTTGTTCAACACCAGACAAATTCCATTTGTGTATTTTTGCTTGCTCTGCTAAAGTCACACCGTCTGACTCGTATTGTGTTATAACTTCATAATCATAGCCACCCATAGAACCGGGCAGTAGCTTATCAAGCATAAATATTAAGTGTTCATTTTCCATTGGGGTTGCCATTTCTTACTCCTTTAAATTAATTAACCTGTTGCGTGCTGTCCAAAAACTCTGTAGCCAAACCAAGCCCATCCTTGATTGTCTGTGTATTCACCAGAACTTCCAGTAGAAATACTATATCCTGTTCCAAACCTATTACTTCCTAAATCAACAGAACTTCCATACGCATTTCTTGATGAGTTTGCAGATGAGCTATATGTTGTGCTTCCTCCGTGGGTAGCTGCACCAAATGTAGCTTCTCTTCTGTATATTTGAAACTGATTGTTTCCATACCAGTTACAAGTAAAACTGTGTGGTATTGAGTTTACTCTTATTCCAACTAAGAATTTATTACTACTGCACGCTTGGTCTCCCCAGACATTAATCTGGCAACCTGAACCAGAACCTACATTGGTAGGTCCTACTTCACTAACAGTTCCCCTAGACAAAGCACCACTTGCTCCGTGAACTGCTTTGCTTCTGACTTTAATTTGAATCATATTGTTACAGTTTACAGAACTACAGTTTCCACCCATATTTCCACCGCCCTGTCCATTACTTCTACCAGACAATCCCATAACCATATGACTGCTTGTGCTAACAGTTGTGGATGAATTATCCGTAGCTACGACTTCTGACACACCCCCACTATACGACAAGGTTGCAACATTAGCTGCACCATAAAAATCACTCATTTGCATTTCACCAGAGCTTGGAACATTACCAGTGCTGGAAGGAACATTGTCTCCTCCAGCATAGTATTCACTCATACCTATGGGGTTAGAACCACCAAACTCTGTTTGTATTTCGCTTAGTTGTAAATCTGCACCTGATGATTGTATTGCCATTATTTAGCCTCCAGTTCTTCTACTCTTGCAGAAAGCTCCTTGATTGATTCTATAAGTAATGCGTGTAGGGCATCATACTGAACAGTCTTAAACAATTCATCATCACCAGTTTGTAGTGGTAATGCTTTATGCTTAACTGCTTCTGGTAATACTTTCTCGACATCTTGTGCAATTACACCCGCAGACTTTTGTCCATCTTGCTTACGATTAAAAGTCACACCTTTAAGTTGCTTAACTTTATCTAAAGCACCATCAACAACTTCAATGTTGTCTTTAAGTCTTTCATCTGAAATAGTAGATGAGTATGCAATAACATCACCATCAACGTGCAAATCACCATCAGCTTCAAGTCGCATTTCTTCGTTGCCATTAAGTTTGAACTGTATAGTAGTAGTTTCGATGTCAATATGGTCGTTAGAGTCTAATCCAAATCTTCCCGCCGAAGCCCAAACACTACCTGTTACTTGAACACCACCTGTTTCTGTTTCAAGTTTTGCAGAATTGTCGTAGTAAATTGATACTGCTCCGTTTGTTACACCAGTAACAAATGATTCATTTCCAGAACTTCTTAATGATACATTATCACCTTTTAAAAGTAAGTTTCCTGTTCCATTGTCGTGAATAATGCTGTTACTACCATCGTGGTATATTTCTAAATCTTCACCGCCACCTAGCTTTATTTTTTTGTTGTCACCCATTTTGATGCCACCATTAAAAGTAGCTTCACCACTAGCAGACATATCAAGGGTAAGAGCAGTAATAAATGAACCACCATCATTACCTCTAAATAACATATCTTTGTCGGAAACCTCAGAAACAATATGAAAATTAGAAGAACTATTACTTAAAGACGCAAACTGTGTTCCACCATCTAATAAAACTACATCACCACCATCAGCATCTAAATGAATATCATTTGCAGAATCAATAGTAAAAACACCTGAAGTGTTTGCTATGTTGCCTGATACAGTTACACCACCTGAAGTTGTTTCAATTCTTAAAACATTATCGTGATAAAGTGCTGCTCCGCCATTTGTGTCAAAATAAGCCTTATATTCATCATCAGCTGCATTTTTTAAATGTAAATTATCAGCAAGTATTTTTAAATTTCCAGTTCCACTATCTTCAATGAATGAAGCTGAAGCATCGTGATAAATTTTTAAATCATTACCTGTACCAAATTGTGCTTTAATATTATCACCGTGATAAACATTGCCTGTAAAAGTACCACCAGCCAATGGCATCTTAGCTGCAATAGCATTCGTTGTTGTAGTCGCATAGTTAGCATCATCACCCAAAGCAGCAGCCAGCTCGTTCAACGTGTTTAGTGTTGAAGGAGCTGAGTCAGACAAAGCTGCAATCGCAGCATCTGTGTAAGCTGTTGTTGCCAACTTAGTTGAATTATCGTTAGCACTTTGAGTTGGTGCTACAGGATTGCCTGTTAGCGTTGGTGATGCTAATGGAGCTTTTGCATCTATTTGTGTTTGTATTGCACTAGTTACACCATCAACATAGTTAAGTTCTGTGTCCGTGGCTGTGATTGCACCATCAATACTAGGGAATGTAGTCTTTAGTACATTCTTAATCCCTCGTATATGGTCATCACCCTCAGAGACATTATCACCTGCTGCTGGGTTAGACGAGTTTAGGTCATCTATATATTTAGTGCCTGTTAAATCTTCTAAAGCCATTAGTTA